GCAATATCAATAGCCACCAAATCACCTCGCCCCTCTCTAGCCATTGCCCAACAGCGCATTGTCCCACCCGTACCGATGCCCACCTCTACCGCTGGGCCATCGGGGGCCAGTCCTGCAAGTTTGTAAATCCATCTTAGCTCCCGGTCTCGCTCATCATCGGGGCAACATTGTTTTGGATTATAGAGCATTGAGCCGCCTTCGATGGCTCTCTTGATGGCCTCTTCAATCATTGCGCCCTCATCTTTGCCCGGTGTTTTTTTACCGCTGCCCACGCCTCAGGGCTGTCAATCCGTTCGTGTATAACTCCCTGCCAGCGCCGGGCCTCCATATTGTGATGTTTAATAGCTATGTCGCCGTGAGGGAGTTCGTAGCGAGTTGTAGCGTTCCACTGGTTGAGCAGTAGAAACATTCGTAGCGGCTTGGCATATAAAGCTCGTAATAGCGCGCCTTGATCCCGCTTACCATATTTGTTCCACTCCTTTTGCCACCGCTCAAAGAATTGTTTAGTATTGCTGCTGCGGCGATAGGCCAGCACGCCGCCGTTGTATTGTAGCAATTCTGAGCTACCCATTTTGGCCCAGGTATCAACACACTCATCCAGGTTATCCGGGCGCTTCATCTCGCGCACCAGACCGTACTTATTGTTATCCTTGCAAAGTACAAGCTCCCATCCGGTCTGTAATACCCTGAACAAAAACGAGATGTCACCCATTACCTCTATATCAGCATCGAAGTAAAGGATATATTTCCATTCCGCCGGAGCCAGTTCGTCACACTTTAATTTGGCAATTCTACCCCCGATGTCAGCGTCAACGTGTTTAATAAAAACATCCTCACTGCCTATCGGCTTATCAGCGGCCAGGGCCACCGGCAACCCCGGCATATATTTATGTACACTATCAATGCACCGCCTGGCACACTCGCGGGATGGGTCGCCAAAGGCCACGAGGTACACCCCGCTATTCCCCTTCCAATCCGGCAAGCTGCTTACGTCCTCCTGATTAAAATAATCCCCGATCATTTGCCTGTGATCTGCGGCCCAATGTGCCACAGTGTAATTATCAAGAATGATCTGTCTTAAGGCTTTGCGGTTGACCGGCTCGGAAAAAGCCGCCCGCTCTACCGCTTGTTCCATCGCTTTGACATTCCCGCATTCGTAACGATAGATACCGTCGATGTCTGGCAGTTCGTCAATCAAGCCGACGCCGGACGGCAAAACAACTTTGATGCCGCATGCCAGGGCCTCAAGCGGCGGGATAGGCACACCCTCAAAAAGAGACGGCACAAGTAAAACATCAAGTGACTGAAAGTATTTTTGAATATCTCCCCACTCGTGGTACTCACAGCGGACGCCTTTCCACCCGCGCCCACTGGCTCTCAGCGTAAGTTTCTTGGCTAAATCTGATTGAGTAAATTTTAGAAATAATCTCTCACCCTTGCGCCCGTCGCCGTAAGTAAACCCCATCACCCCTACGACTGGCTTGGTATGCTTAACCGCCCTGGCAATGATGAACTTTTCAACCTCAACGGGTGGTCTACACTGGTATACTTTCTCGGCCGGTAAATATTGATGATAGAGCGAGGCTGTTGTTATACAGGCGTCCATCATTCCGGCAACCTCGTGCCATTGGCCGGATTTGCCGGGATTATTTTCATCCAAATGAGAAAAGTACGCACCCATCGGCGTGCCGTGCCAATGCCGGCACGCTTTATGATATGTGCCATAATTATTAAAGTAATTAAAGTCAGCGCTCAAGTCCGGCGTCTCTGAGATTGACCAGCCATTCTGCACGGCCAGGTATTTTGCCAACCGGGGCAGGATGCGGTCTGAGTCTAGGCGGTCTGTGATGACGTGTACTTTCATCCCTTATCCTTATCAGCAAACTCTACTTTTGCACCGTCAAGCGTCCACTGGATATCAAGAAATCGCTCGTCGCCGTACATTTCTACATAAGCTTTAAGTGGTTCACTTATATCACAATCTAAGACCACACGCCTGACTCTATCAGGGCTTATTCCTAAAGCCTTGCAAATCCCTACCGCTACTTCGTCACTACGAAAAATGTTTCTTGCCATTATCTAGCCCTTCCAAATAAGTGCTTAATTAAACTACCGTCCAAGCTATTCCACTCCTTACTCAGTAGCCACACCTTGACCGGCTCTTTCTGCAAGGCCCGGAGTAGTGCCGCCTGGTCTTGGAGCTTCCACCTCTGCCATTCCTTGCGCCACGCTTCAAATAATTTGGCGCATCGTTGTCGGTGAAAGAACATTACGCCGGCCTGTAACTGAATTGGTCTATAGCACAATTCTCTAACGGTTTGCAATCGTTCACCCGTTTTAATGTGGGCAAACGCCATAGTGTCCTGGTGGTCACTAATAGCGATGACCAAATCCCAATCATCAAGAAACTCAAAACCGGATGAAATGTCACCAAGTATTCTGGTGTCTGCATCAAGGTACAAAACTTTGTCATAGTCAACCAACTTGTCAATATTCAGCTTGGCCCACCTTGCGCCAAAGCTATTGTCTGAAAAGACACTCTCGTCAATAATCGTGATCGGGAAATCGTTGTGTTTCTTCAGGCCGGCTATACTCTTTTGAGCTTCGCGTTTGGCGTTTGGCCCGTAGGTGATGTAGACAATCCCACAGGTCACTTTAAAATCCAAACAGGTGGCAGGGCGTTAATCACCGGTTTGCTCTGGTATAGCGCAGTCAAAAAAGCCAACTGTCCGCCACCGTTCCAAAGCTCGAATAATTGCTGTACCTCTCGGCATTGCCGGGCGAATATCACCCGGCATTCATAAATCGGCACTCGCAAATCAGGAATAATTGCCTTTGTTTCTGCGCGTTCTTCCTCTGTTCCAACGTCTTGCGCCAAAACAGAATAGCTTAAAAGGGGCACGGCCATCTGCCACTTGGATAATAAATTAAATCCAGTCAGGATCAATTTCTCGTCCAGATTTACTATAGTATCCCATATCAAAAACCGGCCCGGCTTTTCTGGGAATTTCTCAAAATTCAAAATGGGCACTGCCGGGTATTTTGCCGCGAGCAGGCTATGCCGAACGCTGTCTTCACGACGCATTAAAATCGTGCAATCGGTGAGTGACTGGACTGTTTGCAATACATCAGGCTTTAGTATCTCGACCTGGTCACGTGACAGATGCTCGTTAGCCTGGTGCCGACCCATCTGACACCAATCGCCGGGGAAGCAGGTCTTCTGCTTCCCATTTTCATCAATGCGTACTATTGATTTCGCCCGTACCCAAACTTTTGCCATATTTAAAGTATGGGGGGCATGGTAGCCCCCCAATTCTATTTAATTAGCCTACAATCTCTGTCCAATTCGTGGTTGGAACCGGCTTGAAGCGGCTACACAACCCGAACAACGTAGCAGCATAGACGCAGTCGGCCACAGCGATGGTTACGTAAAACCGCACGTACTCAAAGCCGCCGTCAACATCAAGCTCCTCAGTCTGCAACTCGATACAAAGGTCATCGTCGGTTCCATCACCACCGGCCTGGGTAAGCTGGGTAATGGTTTTTCCTGCAATGGCCTTGACACCCGTGCCCGTTGCGTCACTGGCTTGCTGCAATCCGGCGTCCAGCGTAGCCAAAGCGCCCATATCACCAACTTTCAGATGAAGCCAGGCCCGATGATAATTTTCAAGTAGCACCCAGCTTGACACGTGGGTTGCTACCTGCCGGGTACGCGGATCGTGTTGGGCCAGAGGATAAAATTCCTCAGAAACTCTATTAGTGTATGGCATTATGAACCTCCTACGCCGGCCAGGATAACAAAGGGCGAAACCTGAGTTGTCCCGTCTTGATAAGTGAGCGGAGCAGATAACCAGGGCTGGCCATCAACGCGGTGAACAGCACGCCACGCGGTTTGGTCATAACGCCAGTAATCATACTCTGTGGTTTCGATTGTGGTTGCCTGCCGGTCTCCGATTAGGTAATATTTCCAGTCGGCCAGCACTACATCACCAGCCGTCCCAATCAACGGAACCTTTTCAGACCAGACAACCGGGAAACCCAGAATGTAACCCGGTACACCGTCGCGGGCATTGGGCTGCCAGATGTAGCTAGGATTGCCCGCCGGCCCGTTAAGCTGAATGATTTCGCTCATAGCTGATTGAGTGATAGTCCAC